AAAGCATCTTTCAAATGCTGTTCTGTTTTTGTTCCTGTAATTTTCATTTAGATCTCCTTGTTGAAAAGTGTTGCATTGCACTATATTATATATGCCAGTAAGGCCTATTGTCAAACCTTTTTTAATAGATTTTTTATGAATATTTTTTTATTATACCAATAGAAAAAATCTAAGTTCGTGCTGTCCAATAAATATTTGTGCTTAAGGCTTTCAATTATGGGTGGACAATGAATCGATATGACGAACTTGAAATACTAATTAAAAAATTTACCAGATCAATACCAGACACAGAAGAATACAACTCCAGACTACAAGAAGAACTAGAAATTATTGCAAAGTTAGGTTTTGCTAAACATTTTCTTCGTGTTAGAGAAATACTAGACCTCACAAAAGACATACCACACATCACTAGAGGATCAGCAGGCTCAAGCTTGATATGCTACCTTATGGGCATCAGTGACGTGGATCCTATTCAGGAACGCATACCACTATCGCGCTTTATGAATCCTCGCCGCGACGACTTGCCTGATATTGACTTAGACTTCCCACACTGGCAGCAAGAAACTGTGATGAACAGGATATTCAAAAGATGGCATGGGCAAAGTGCTAGAGTAAGCAACTATGTTATGTATAAAGAAAAGAGTGCCGTACGTGAAGCAGCCAAACGCTATGGTGCCAAGGGTAGACTCAAACGTAATTTTAAACTGGAAGATGTAGTGCCGGCTGAATATGTAGGCGAAGCCGAACGATTAGCAGACAAACTATTAGGCAAGAAACGCTGCATATCAAAACACTGCGGCGGTATCTTGATATTTGATCGAGCTGTGCCAAAGAGTTTAATTAATGGTGAAAATCAAATCTTATTGGACAAGTATGAAATTGAAGATCTAGAACACTTCAAGATTGACATCTTGGCCAATCGTGGATTAAGCCAACTATGGGAAATAGAAGAACGAGATTTGTTAGACTATCCCGAAACAGATGAAGCAACTGCTGCACTGCTCAGCAGAGGTGATGTGCTAGGTGTTACACAGGCAGAGTCACCAGCAATGAAAAGATTGTTTAGAGCCATACGCCCTCAAAGTCGTGCGGACTGTGTGTTAGGCACAGCACTAATTCGTCCGGTAGCCACACAAGGGCGTCGCCGGGCGTCAGCCTTTCAAGATTGGACCCGGGACAACTTGAACGAAACTATTGTGTTTGAAGATGATGCTATAGAACTTATATCAGAAATACTAGGATGTGATCAATATGAAGCAGACATGTGGCGTAGGGCATTTGCTAAGAAGAACGAAGAGAAGATGTTCGAGTTCATGCAAAAGGTTGGGGATCATCCTCGTCGAGATGATGTCCTATTGGCCTTACGTGAACTGAGTCACTTTGGTTTATGTCGTGCTCATGCCATTAACCTTGGTAGATTGATCTGGGCACTGGCATACCAAAAGGCACATAACCCTACTAGATTCTGGCAAGCAGCATTAAAGCATTGTCAAGGCAGTTATGCTAGATGGGTGTATTGGCAAGAGGCTAAACTGGCTGGTGCTGTGCCTGCTGTGGGCGAAGGTGGCGAAGTAGCAGAACATTAGGCACCGGTAATGGTCGGTATCTTGACGTCATACTTCCACATGCTACCAGTTTTCATGAACAACCGATCTTGTGGGGAACGGGTAAATTAGGCTACAAAAATAATTCAGAATATGTTACAGTATATCGTAGCAAGAAGATGAAACTAACTGATATAGCACACATAACATGAAATCAAGAATACACCTTTACCCACACACAGGACCTGGTACTCGAGGATATATCGTGGCCGAACGGTCTGCACTTAGATCTTTAGCAAAGCATTTAGAAGATGCTGCTCGAGGAATAGTCGGATTTGACACAGTTCGATGCTATGGAGCAGATGGTCACGAATACGAATTAGTAATAGTATGCGATGTATCAGAAGATGAATGGCAAAACTTACCAGGTCCTAGCGATAAAACTTCAGACCCTGGTAAGTTGACTGTGGTTAAAACTTTTGATGAACTAAGAGGAAATAGCTAGTTATTTCTTCTTGTAAGAGCTACACATCATTTCAAATTCAAACTGCTTAGACTGCATTTGGCCATAGCTGGCTTTGGGATTACGCTGTCTATATTCTTCTTTTTGTCTTTCAATACAGGCATCATATTCATTTGAACAGCCTGCCAACGACATTAATACCAATAATACAATTACAAATGCTTGTAACATTTTTAGCTCCTATATTCTCCAAAGTTCATTGGAACAAATTCACTTGAAGGTTTGAATACCGGCTTACGTGATTCTGGATCAAATTTTACACTGTACCCTGTTAATTCACCTTCTTCTATTTCGACTTCTATATCAGTAACTTGTTTGCCTGTTTCGCGTTCAACTGCGGCGATTATAATTTTTTTTGCCGTTTCTGCGTCAATCGTTGCTGTCATAGATACGTTAATTTTAAAGTTGTATGGCATTCGGACTCCTATACAGTAATTTATCTTTGCAACAATTTTTCTACAAAATCTATCAGTAAATGATGTTTGTCGCCGGACCAACGTGGTGCCATCCAAGTGTAATCGTCATACCAGTGTTGTTCGGCTTCAGGATGACAACCAATCAATCCTATCCTGTCTTGTATGACAGCCATGGGTGCATAATTGGAATATCTGGCTATTGTAGTAAAGTTTGAACCCATAAATGTACAACCGTCATAAAAGTACATGTTTGTTCGTTCTGAATTCCAATACACAGGCATGTGCTTGGCATGCGGCCTACGTGTGCAAGCAGTAGGATGCTTGATATATTGTGTTACTCTAACATCATTGAGCAGTCCTAGATAATCAGTGTCTGCCCAATAAGCACCCATGCAAATACCAAGATAGTATCCACCCCCAGCCACAAAGTTTCTAATAGACTGGCCGTGAATCTTCATTAGGTAGTCGTAGCTGTCGCTGTCTCCAACACCGCCTGGAATGGCAACTATATCAACATCATCAAAAAAACTGTCTTCTAGCTCGTGCCGGGTAAAAATTTTGAAACGGTAATCGCGCCCTAATGCCCTAATTATTCCGTTTCCGGACTGTACAGAACATTTGGGTTGATGAATAAAAAGAGCTATAGTTTTCATTGCGGACGATATTTCACACCAACCCAAGTTCCTGCAAATGCTCCGAGCACTGCTGGAATCAACAAGTATGGGTTATAAGCCGATCCAATTAGTGCTGATGCGTACAACACATATAGTATAGCAGCCCATGTAGAAGCTTTCAATGCTTTTGACTGTTGAATAGCCTGTATATAGTAAGCATTGAACACATCAGTGAAAAACATAGCAAAAAAAGCTGCCGGATATTCCCAAAATCCCATTTGAAACTCAATGTCGACCATCTATTTATGTCAATAAAAAAGCCCTTACGGGCTTAGGCTGGTTACGAGTTCCAGCTGCACTCTATTTATGTGCTCGATTTAGAAGTTCAATTGGCTTCTGAACATGACTGCTCGATCACCATTCACTCTACCACCTGCTGTGCCTACCGCGTGGTCATACTTGGTATCCACATAGTTCAACATAAATCTTAGATTTTCAGTTGCGAACCATGTGATACCGTATGTGACGGCTGTGGCACGATTGGTTTTACCGGCTGCTACTGCAATCGGGCTTGCATCAAACTCGCTCATACGCACACCCGCTTGCCAAGCACCGCGACCACCTTTATCTACTGGATTGTTGGGCTTTAAACTACCAAACACGCCATCTCGATAACTATAATTTTCGCCAGTTAAGTTATAAACCAAGAAAATATAATGCCCTTTGATTTCTTGATCTGCGCCTGTGGTAGGATCATATTTGAATCCAAATTGTTCTGCTTGAATTTTGAATGCATTGTAAGCAAATGCAGCCTCAAGTCCTTGACGAGTTCTTGTGGTAATACCGCCCAACGCAGGACCTGTAAAGAAAGCATTTTGAGCACGAGCCTCGTTTCTGGCACTGGAAGGTGTTACACCACCTCGGATTTCACCTTGGCTGTATGCTGCACCCACATGTGCTATAAATGCCTTGCTTCCAGCCAAGTCGGCGATGTTGGTAGTGATACGACCAACATAGTCTAAACTGTCAGACACTGCATCTTTGTTGGCACGACCACGACTCACTGCCAGTTGATATGTCAATCCAGGCTTGGGAATGCCATGTAGCATAAATCCAGTTTCTTTGCCTGGAATGAACTCGCCCTCAACTTGACCAATTAGGCTACGCTCCATGAATTCAATGTTGTTGGAACTAGTTAGCTGTTCTAAACTGAATGGCATCTTGAACAGACCAAATTGAAATTGTGCTTCTGGATTGGCAGCATAATTGACCCAGGCCACGTCCATTGTGGTACTTGAGCTGGCTGCACCCACATCGTTGCCTAGATTACCAACCACTTCGTATTTGAAGTCTTTCTGGAACTGGCCACGCACACCAAATCTGGCACGACGGATTTCAGCTAGGTTCTGATACGTATCCGTGGTTTGACCTGTACTGTAATCCGGTGTGTATTGACGATAGTCCATGTGTAATCGACCTGTAAGTTGGATGGTATTGTTTCCATCTTTACTTTTGAGTCCGATTCCGTTTTCTGTAACTGATCCGTCATTTGCTCTAGCTTGTCTATATTTGACTGACTCGCTAACATCTCGGTCAATTCTCTGTTCGGCAAACTTTTTGTTTTCTGCTTTTTCTTCATGCGCTTGGACTTTAACATCATATTCCTTTTGTGTCAATATGCCTTTGTCACGTAGAATATTTAGAGTATCCAAATATTCATCTGCGTATGCAGGCACACTAAACACTAAACTGATAGCCAGTGCAATTTTTGTAAAAGTTTTCATTATTATCTCCAAATTGGATTATTGTCTGGACCACGGAAGTCTCGTTTCCAGTTCTCTTGAACTAGTTTGATTACATCAGTTGGCATGTGAACATATTCTAGTTCTGTTGACATTTGGCCACCGTTTTTGTATGCCCAGTCAAAGAATTTTAATACAGCACGACCTGTAAGTGCGTCTGCTTGTTGACGATGCATGAGAATGAAACTTGCTCCTGTGGCTGGCCATGCATCTCGACCTGTTTGCCAAGTTAATAGCAAATACATTCCTGGAGCATTGTTCCAGTCTGCATTAGCGGCTGCTGCTTTAAATGTAGTATCGTCAGGCAATACAAAGTTACCATCACGATTCTTTACTGCTGCATAAGGAATCTTATTACGTTTTGCATATGCATATTCCACGTAACCAAATGCACCTTTTAGTCTCTGCACTTGAGCTGCCACGCCTTCATTGCCTTTACCACCTACCCATCTGCACGATGAATGACTGTAATATTAAGTGATGGTAAATTAACACCGGGATTTAATTCCGCAATTGCTCGATCGTTCCACTTAGTAATTTTACCAAGATGAATGTTTGCGATAACTTCGGGCGTAAGTTTTAGTTTGCCTGTTTCAACACCTTCAAGATTAAACACAGGCACAACACCACCAATAATGGCTGGAAATTGAACAAGACCTTCTTTGTCTAGTTCTTCTTTTTTGAGTGGCATATCGCTAGCACCAAAGTCCACTGTTTTTGCTTTGATTTGACGGATGCCACCGCCACTACCAATACTTTGATAGTTTAATCCAATGCCGGTTTGTGCTTTATAGGCTTCGGCCCATTTGGCATAGATTGGATATGGGAATGTAGCACCTGCTCCAGTAAATTCAGCAGCTGATACGGTTAATGCAAATGTAGCAAATACAATTGCTATAAGTTTTTTCATCTGTAATCTCCATTATATGTGCATCGCACAATAATATTTAAACACGCAAAGATTACAGTTCCGTTACAAAACCGTGATTTTACAAAATATTTTTGCCATAAAAAAAGCCCGCCTAAGCGAGCTTGTTTTGTGCTGACTTGGATCAGTCAACTAGACCCATTGCAATGGCTTTGTAACCAGCTGCAATGATCTTGCGGCTAGCCTTACCATGACGGTATTCGGTTACACGAACGCCATTACCTGCTTTACGACTCACCGTCAAGGACGAGAGCACGGAACAACTTACCTTGTTTTGTATTAAGGTCAAACATTAAATATCTCCTAAAAAAGATATGCTGTACGACAGCATTCAAGTATTATATTAGATAGTTTTGGATTTAGCAACAACTTTTTTGTTCTTTTTAGTTTTTTTCTTTACCAAACTCCAAGAACCATCTTTGTTGTCTAACCACTCTAGTACATCACCTTCTTTCCATTTCAGTTCATCTAAAATTTCTTGTGTAAATGGAAGAACAAGATCACCTGTATCAGGATCTTGTTCGATAGTTAAGGTCCACGACTTTAGGGTCATTCTTGTTCCTTCTCTCCGCGATTACGAGAACTGCGTGTGCGTGATGCTTGTTCTTTTACTTTAACAAACTCCCTGATCAAGTGACGTTCACGATCTTTATTAAAAGAAAGTATGGCCATTGTCTTTTCAGTTTTATGAATTTTTACTGCTTTTGGATCATACGACATTATTTTCTCCTTAGTTTTTTGTATCAGGAAAAGGCCAAGCCGGCATTGAATTAGTAATTTCTTTCTCTTCACTTGGATTTATTTTTGCTAATTCATCAAAGGTAATTTCTTCCCCATCTTCTTTAAAATCTACAACATTCCCATCTTTGTCGGCACAGATGATACGTACTTGATTGCCCGCTTCATCTTCGATAAGAATAGGTCCCCAAATCCAAGCTTCGGTATCTGTTTGACTCCAACCTTCTTCCTCTTCTAATACTTCATATACACTAGATTCACCAAAACGTTCTAGTAGTGATTCTTGTTCATCCTCATCCATATCTTCAGGAAAATCAAAATCTTCCCAACATCCATCACTCATTACATCAAGTTCAGAATTTATTATATTGTTCGCACAACAATCATACATGTTTATGCTGTCTAGTTTACCGTCGCCGCCGGGCACATAAGCAAACTCAAACTCCGGAGGGCTATCGTCATCAGTCTCGACAAAAAAACTGCTCCATCTATATCCAGTTTTACGAACTATTGATTGTTCGTCTTTGTAGTAGTATTCGTGCTCTTCGCACGATTTTTTATAATAAGTTGATACTTTCCAATTGGCCATTTTAGTTTCCTTT